GTTTACCGTAAAGACAGAAAGTTCCCAATCGAAGCTGACGCCGATTTTAAAGCATACAATACTGGAAAATCCATGTGGGCGAAAATGCCAGCATTGATGATCCGTAAAGTTGCCCTAGTATCAGCTATGCGTGAAGCGTTCTCTGAAAATGTTGGCGGTCTATATACTACTGACGAAATGGGACAAAATGACCCAATTGACGTAACGCCATCTGAAAGTCAAGAAGAAGTTAAAGCTCGCAAAATGAAGGAAATCGAGTCATATAATCAGCAACAAGCTGAACCAGTAATTGACGAGCAACAACCTGACTTATTCCAAGCGTCTGAACAAATATCGGACGAAGACCTACCATTCACGGTATAGAAAGGGCAAAACATGGCGATTAAAGAAGCTGAAAAAGTAAATGCCCTAGATAGCATTGAAATCAATTACACACCAGCAGTTGTGTCTTTCAATGACTTTGAAAGTTTTGAAAAAGGTGTTGAAGAAGCAGTTGCTTGGTATAGCACATTTGACTTGGAAGTTAATACGATTGAAGAAGTCAAACAAGCCAGGACAGAGCTTAATGCTCTTGATAAAAAATTAGAAGATAGGCGCAAGGAAATAAAGAGAGAAATCAATGATCCTTATGCAAAATTTGAAAACCAGTATAAAATTCCATACCAAAAGCTAAAAACCCTCATTTCAGAGCTTAAAAATCAAATTGACGGTTATGAAGAAAACCAAAAAATGCTCCGAAAGGACAAAGTCAAGCACTATTTCTATGAAAAAGCTGAAGAAGCTAATCTAAATAAAGAGGTCTTCGATAAATATCTTGACCAATTTGTTAAAGCAACAGAATTCACACCAACTTTCAACATTAAAAAATCAACTCAAGACAAACTTGATGAAATTATTATTGATGAAATCCAAAAGCAAGACCAACGTGACGCAGACCTAATTGCAATAACTGACCTATGTGCCAAGAATAACTTAGGACCGGCAAGCTATATCAGGCAGTATGACAATGGTGCTTCACTTGCTGAGATTTTAGGTTTTATCAATCGAGATATTGAAGAAATCAAACGAACCCGTGAATTGAATGAAGCTAAGCGTATTGCTGATGAGAAGGCTCAGATTGAGCGTCAGGCAGCTATTGAAGCGCAAGCCAAGGAAATGGTTGGAACTACAATTAAAGCTGTAAATCAAGAAACTGGGGAGATTTTAGAACGACCAGTAGCGGTTGCTAAATATGAAACAACAATCAAATTCATCATGGATTTAGAACAAGCCAAAAAGTTTAAGACTTTCCTTGACGAAAATGATTATGAATTTGAAACGCTAGTAGGTATGAAAAAGGTAAATTAACTAATTTATTGCAAAGTGAGGCTCGGCCTTTGCAGTAATAATATTTTCCGAGCAAGAAAGGAAATTCTTGTCTATCGTCAGATTAACAGGACTGATGATATAAAGGATTGTTGCACCCGTCCAAGCCGTATGCTCACACATAAGTGGGCGGGTGTGATTTTAAGTGAAAGTATGAAATATGAATTTATTTTAGAAAATACAAAACAAAGAAAAGAAATGCTTTCAAGTAATGATCGTTTACATTTTAGAAAACAAGCTAATATCACAAAATTTTTAAGACAACTAGCGAAGCTAAAAGCTAGTGGTTCGTCAGTGTCTTACAGCCCGAAAAAGCCATGTAAAGTATCAGTTGCGGTTTTTAGTCCAACAAGACGAAGACTCGACCCTCCTAATTTTTATCCAACAATAAAAGCAATTTTAGACGGTTTCACAGACGCTGGCATCTGGACTGATGACAACCACGAAGTTATCAAGTTGTTTAGTTTTGAATATGGTGGACTGAGCCAAATAAAAAAGAAATACAAGATAGTTATAGAAATCGAGGAAGTGGAATGATACCAAAGTTTAGAGGAAAATCGACTGATAAAAGCAACAAAGGTCAATGGGTATACGGGAATCTCATAGTTGACGGAAATAACGCACTTATCGTTAACGGTATTATTGAAAGCGAAGAAGATTATGTTGCACTTGGAGATTGGTGCCCTGTTGACTTAAAGACTGTTGGGCAATCAACAGGTCTGTTTGATAAAAACAAAAATGAAGTGTTTGTCGGAGATGAAATTAGATGTACTAGCGGTTGTCCGCATGAAGTTTACATTGAAAAAGAATATGGTGGCACTTTTATAGGTGGAATGCCAACAATTTATCTCAAAGGAATTGACCAAGGATACGCTTGGACTGGAGATGAGGAAATCATCGGAAACATCTATGAACTAGAAAGCGTGGAAGAATGATAGGCGATTTATATAAAGACAAGGAAACTGGGGATATCTATGAGGTGCTTTGTCAAGGAAAGCTTGCAGTAAGAAAAACGCCAGTAGTTATTTATCAAGATTTAGATGACGAAGTTTGGGTTATGTCAGAACATTTGTTTTATAACGGAAGATTTGAAAAGGTGGAAGAATGAAAGATTGGAAAACAGAAGTGCTTAATATTATAGCGATTGTATTTGCCAGTTTGTCGCTTGGCATGAGCATAGCTGAAAGTAAAAAACAAAATGAAATCACAGAACTCAAATCCGAACTCAAAGTAAAAAACAAGCAAATTGACGGACTGCATAAGCAAGTAAGCAGACAGACAAAACGTATTGCAGAGTTGACTGGTAATGGGGGCTGAAATGTCAGAAATTAAAATTTTAGATGCCTGTTGCGGAAGTCGGTTGTTTTGGTTTGACAAAAATGAAGAGCATACCACGTTTATGGATATCAGACAAGAGACATTTGACATTCATGGGAAGCATGTAAATGTTGCCCCTGATATTGTTGGCGATTTTAGAAATATGCCTTTTGAAGACAATACATTTAACTTGGTTGTGTTTGATCCACCACATTTAAAACATGTTGGCCAGAATTCAATTATGAAAGCACAGTATGGCCAACTTGATAAAGACAACTGGAAAGAAGATATTTCAAATGGCTTTGAAGAATGTATGCGAGTTTTAAAAGTCGGTGGTACTTTAGTTTTTAAATGGTCTGATTGTCAGCTAAATGTAAAGGAAGTTTTATCAGCAATACCATTTAAGCCACTATTTGGCCAGCAACGAGGAACAACTCACTGGATGACGTTTATGAAATTTGAACTTACTGGAAATGGGGGATAGAAATGATTAAAGTATTTGAGGCTTTCTCGGGTATAGGCACACAACGTATGGCATTGAGAAATTTAGGTATTGATCATGAGGTTGTTGCTATTGCAGAAATCGACAAATATGCTTTGAAAAGTTATGAGGCAATTCATGGCGATTGTCCAAATTTAGGGGATATTTCCAAAATAGACCCAACTGATATTCCTGACCATGATTTATTCACTTATAGTTTTCCATGTCAAGATATTTCAGTTGCTGGAAAACAAGCTGGACTTGATATGAACAGTGGAACAAGGTCAGGGCTTCTTTGGGAATGTCAAAAAGTAATAGCTGCTAAAAAACCAAAATATCTATTGATGGAAAATGTTAAAAACTTAGTTGGTAAAAAACATAAGCCTAATTTTGATAAATGGTTAGAGTGGCTAGAAAGTCAAGGTTATACAAACTATTGGCAAGTATTAAATGCAAAAGATTTTGGTGTACCTCAAAACAGGGAGCGTGTGTTTTGTGTCTCAATTTTAGGTAATCATGAACCTTATGTTTTCCCTGAAAAACAAGAGCTGACTATCAGATTAAAAGATGTTTTGGATGATGAAGTAGATGAAAAATATTATCTGACAACTGATAAAGCAAATCAATTACTTTATACAATAGTTTCAGAAAATGAAGTTTTAGATAAGGAAGTTGTTGATTCGACAATATTAAAACCAAAAGTAAAAAAAGTAATGAATGCAATAACTGCTAGATATAACGCTGGTGTACAAAATCAACAGTCTATAGGGGGGGCAGTAGTTGAGCATATTAATAAAAAATGCAACTAAAAAAGGCTATCTGATAGCCAATGATGGTGACGGGATTGACACAGCCTATCCATTTAGCAAAACAAGAAGAGGGAGAGTGCAGAAAAACATGGCACATACAATAACGACAAATGACAGTAAGGCTGTTGTAATTGGAACGATTTATACTAATGTATCAAAACGATTTCAGAGAGGAGTTTACAAAAATTTGAGTAGAACTGTCAAAGCTAATAACCATGATTTATCAGTAGTTATTGGAGCAAGTAACACAATTACGACTGTCCAAAAAGATAACTATGCAGTAGAGTTGCCGGAATACCGCATTCGAAAATTAACACCAAAAGAATGTTGGCGATTAATGGGGTGCAGTGATGAAGACTTCAAAAAAGCTGAACAAGTAAACAGTAACAGTCAGCTATACAAGCAGGCAGGAAACGCGATTGTGGTTGATGTGCTAGAGGCTATTTTTAGCCAACTGTTTTTAAACGAGGCACAGCATGAACGGATTTGAAGAACACCTTTATTACATTTTGAAGAAAAAAGAGGTAGCAAATGAAGATTGAAGAAGAACAATTTGTAGGCGTATTGATTATTCGTAAAGATGATTATCAATATACTTGTAAAAATTTAAAAGAATTTGACGAGCAGGGGAATAGGATTGGAGAACCAACAATAACTATTCCAAAATCACAAGCTAGGTATATATTGGAAAACGTACCAAACGCCCAATGGCAATTATTAATCAGTAAGGCTTTAGCTGGATCAAAATATCCAGACTTAGAATGGGTTTCAGTAAAGGAGTTATAAAAAATGGCATATAAATTATATTATGTTGAAAATGGTACTCGTGATGAACGCGGGCAATTTGAACATTTTGACGAAGCAGTGGCAAAATTTCACACCATTTGTCGGGATGAGTTTAAGCTACCTGTTTGGGCAGCCGACATGACGGTTGAAGATAGTGTGACAAAAATTGATTATGGCCGAAATAGTAAATGGTTTGAAATTGAGGTAACAGAAGATGAACCTAATTCATAATTTAACTGCTTGGGACCAAACAGAAAGCGAAAGCTTCAAGCTATCAGTTGATACTGACAAGATAATCGCTATCACAGAAGAAAATTTTACAATTATTGATGATTTTTTAAGTGAAAAAACGTGCTATGGTTCTGGCATTTTAACTGGTACTGGCCAATATTATTTTTTAATGAAGCCTTACAAAGAATTAATTGAAATGATCAATGGCAAAAAAGAAAAGCCACCTGAACTAGAACTTGGGGTTTTAATGGTAAAAATGGTTGATAAAAAATTAGGTTTTGAAACTAATTTATATGTCAAAAATATTGGAAATGGCTTCAATTCTCATTTAGAATTTACTGGTATAAAATCAGAAGCAATGCAATTGACTAAAGAAGAAGCAAAATGCGATAAGTACAAGAATTTTGATTGGGTTAGTTTGAAGGAGGAAATGCCGTGAAAAAACGTCTTAGATATTTAAAAGACTTACATAAGCTAAATAAAAGGCAATTTGCTATTAAGTGCGGACTTAAAGAAACAACTGTCGCAAATTATCTTTATGGCAGTAGCGTTCCATCACTTGAAATCACTGAGCAAATTGCAAAAGCATTTGGAGTCAAGCCGGCCTGGTTAGCTGGGTGGGACGTCACGAATGGGAAAGTAGTTGAAAAGAAGGTCTATATCAGAGACTCAAGCGCTAGAATACCACCAGACTGGGAAAATGACGAATGTGGCAAACTAATCAGATGGACGAAGAGAGGTAAGCCAGTTGACTGAAGATATTATTTTTAAGCTTAAGAAATTGAGATTATTTGATACCATTATTAAATCAAAAAAAGAAGAGTTAACCTCTCTAAAATCAGGTATTCAAAGGTCTCCAAAATTTACAGACGAGCCAAAAAGTGATAGCGACTCAAATAGCACTGAAAATCTTAATATCAAAATTATTGATAAAGCTAGAGAGATAGAAAAAGAGATCAGTAATCTCTATGATGAACGAAGTGAACTTGTTGCGATGATTGACCAACTTAATGACCCGATTGAAACAGCAGTTCTAAGATTATTCTATGTCAACGGTATGACGTGGAAAGAAATTTCCATTGAGCTTAACGGGCACCAAAAGACCTTTCAAAATGTTAGAAAAACAGGTATTCAAAATCTAATATCCATTTATTCCCAAAATATCCATTTCAAGTGATAATATGGTAATATGAAATATGTGAAAGCAGCATAATCTCCTAAATTTTGCCGTTTTATTTCAAACTCTAAATTTTATCGGAAAAGCTCTTATGCCTATTGTGTAAGGGCTTTTTTAGTAGTATGATTAAAGTGATAAAATTTAGGAGAAAAACATATGGCAAAATACAAACCGATAAGGTTCTACTATCATGCTTGTTATGATGGTGACGATGCATTAGATCTAACGACAATTTTTGATAGGGTTTCAACTCTTTATGAAAATGAAGATGAGAAATATACTTTTAAAATTTCTGACGTATACTATACCTTGGAAAGATTAAAAAGACCAACTGATAGTAATAATTTTTATCATATTGTTGTTGAGGAGTTGAGAGATTTTAATTTTCCTACAAGGACTCGGGTAGGAGGAGCATCTTTAGATTTAGATCTCGCAGAAGATGAATTTTTAGGTGAGCGTATGTCAGCCCTTTATGATGGAAACAATCATATATTTATGCTACAGGTTAATAGGAATTCAATCAGTACAACAAAATTTGAACTGTTCCTTAGCAGTGTTCTTGAAAAAATGGGAAATCATATAGATTTGCGATTACCTGTAATTTTACAACAAGACGCTGAAAGGGTGGCAAATTCATTCACTGAAGTAAAATCTATTGCAGTTGGATTAAATCAATCTTCTAACATTCATGGAACATTTGATATATTTTCAGCGTTTAGACCGCAAATAGGCCCTGGAGATTCTGAACTTTTTGATGCTACTATTATTTTAAAAGCAAAAAAAGATGGCAATGGAAAACAATTTCTTCCAGATAGTATTGCTCATGAAGTTTTAGCCTACGATAGAGCTGGAATGAAAAAACTTGAGATAAGAGGGAGAAATGATAGTAGTAGTAGACTAGAAACAGTCGATATTATTGAAAACAAACTCATTGATGTTATTAATTTTTCATATAGTGAAGAAGGGAGGACATTGAGACCTGATTCAGTATTTGAAGAAATGAAACAAAAATATAGCGAGTCTATCCATAAAGTATTGAGGAACATATGAATTTTTTAAAATTAAATAGATATTGGTTTATCTATGGATCAATATTTTTAAGTGTTTTAGTGATTAGTTTTTGTACAAAAGATATCTTTGAAAAGTTAAACATTACTGAATTTATCGGTGATGTATTAAACTTTTCTTCAATAATGACAGGATTTTTAGGTGCTATGCTTGGAATTTTAGCATCCATTTCAAAGTCAACGAGCATTATGAAAAGTATCTTTGAAACTAAACAAGCAAAATGGCAACTAATGGTATCCGTGATAATTCCTTTTTTATCAGGTATGCTAAACATTATTATATGTTCAGTATATAGGCTATTATTAAACAATCAGATGAAAATAAACTATATGTCATTTTTGTTTATTTCGACAACGTTATTTTTCTTAATATCAAGTATTGTGATGGTTATTTTAATATTCGCACTATACTTTTACGAAGGTAATAAGAAGACATCAAGAAAAATAAGAAAAATAGAACCTAAGTGATGGTACAGTCAGCACATAGATGCTGGCTTTTTATTATGTCACAAAAGGAGGTGATGGAAAATTGAGTAAATTAACATTAAAACAGAAGCGCTTTGCAGATGAGTACATCATCTCTGGTAATATCGAACAGTCAGCTATAAGTGCGGGTTATAGTAAAAATTATGCCAGGGCGCAAGCTCATAAATTGTTGGCAAATGTTGGCATTAAAAATTATATTGATGAGCGACTTAAAATATTAGACTCAGAAAAGATTGCTGATCAGAAAGAGGTCTTGCAATACTTATCAGCGGTAATGAGAGGCGAACATAAAGAGAAAACCCTCATCAGTATTGGTGAATTGGGCCAAGAAATAGTTGACATTGATGTTGGGGCAAAAGACAGGCTTAAAGCTGCTGAACTGCTTGGACGACGCTATAAATTATTTACTGACAAAGTTGAAGTTGATGCAAACATTGAAACTGTTGTTTTTGTTGACGACATTGGAAGTGATTTAGATGGCTAAGAAAATCAGCGAACTTTTACCGAGTAGGTTCCATCCTGTTTGGAAAGCGTCTTTTAGTAAAGATATCCTTAATGTTGTTTGTAAAGGTGGTCGTGGTTCTGGCAAATCGTCAGATATTGCACACATCATCACTCAAATCATAATGAGGTATGCTGTCAATGCTGTTTGTATTCGTAAAATAGACAACACGCTTGAGCAATCAGTATATGAACAGCTTAAATGGGCCATTGCTGAGCAAGGTGTAACTCATTTATTTAAGTTTAATAAATCCCCATTGAGGATAACCTATCTTCCTAGAGGCAATTATATTGTGTTTAGAGGGGCACAGGACCCTGAAAGAATTAAGTCCTTAAAAGATGCACAGTTTCCGTTTGCAATTGGATGGATTGAGGAACTTGCAGAGTTTAAAACTGAAGATGAAGTCAAGACGATCACTAACTCACTACTTCGTGGTGAATTAGATGATGGTCTTTTTTACAAGTTCTTTTACTCTTATAACCCACCTAAAAGAAAACAGTCATGGGTTAACAAGAAATATGAGAGCCAATTCCAACCAGCCAATACATTTGTTCATCATTCAACCTATTTTGATAATCCATATATTTCAAAAGAGTTTATCGCTGAAGCTGAGGCTACTAAAGAGCGTTCACAGTCACGATATGATTGGGAATATCTTGGTAAGGCCATTGGTTCTGGTGTTGTTCCATTTGACAACTTACGCTTTGAACGTATTACTGACGAACAAGTAGCCGATTTCGATAATATCCGTAACGGTATTGACTATGGTTATGCAACTGATCCGCTTGCTTTTGTACGTTGGCATTATGATAAAAAGAAAAATGGTATCTATGCTATTGACGAGTATTATGGGCAGAAGATATCAAACAGGCAGTTGGCTAAGTGGTTGACGACGAAAGGATATCAGAGTGATGAGATGTTTGCTGAAAGTGCTGAGCCTAAAAGTAATGCTGAGCTTAAAAACGAGTTTGGCATCAAACGGATAAAAGGCGTTAAAAAAGGTCCGGACTCTGTTGAATACGGCGAGCGTTGGCTTGACGATTTAGATTTTATCTGCATTGACCCTAAACGAACGCCTAATATCGCAAGGGAATTTGAGAATATTGACTACCAGGTTGATAGAGACGGAAATCCTAAACCAAGACTTGAAGATAAAGACAACCATGCAATTGATGCCACACGTTATGCCATGAGTGAAGATATGAAAAAAGGTGCTAAATGGCTTGTTTAAGAAGGAGGTAAAATGCTACAAACTGATAATATAATAACGCTTGGTAACGAACTTTTGACCAAGGTTAGCAATGACCGTGTAGGTCCATTAAAAAAAGATATGGAGACCGGGCTAAGGTATTACGACGCTAAGCACGATATTTTAGATTACAGACTTTTTTATTTTGATAACGAGGGTAAGCTAAAAGAGGAAAAGAACCGAAGCAACACAAAGATAGCTCACGCATTCTTTACGGAGCTGGTAGACCAAAAGGTTCAGTACTTGCTGTCTAACCCTATCGAGGTAAAAACTGATCAAGAAGGCCTGCAAGAACTACTTGATAGTTATATTGACGAAGACTTCCAGCTAATGCTGCAAGAAATGGTTGAAGGAGCTAGTCAAAAGTCAATTGAATATGTTTTCTGGAAAGTGAATGCTGACGGTAAGATTGAGTTTAAAACGGCAGACGCCCAGCGTATCATCCAAATCTATGATGAAAATTATGAAGTGTCCCAGCTAATCTATTATTATGATGATGAAATCATAGTAAATGACACGGTTAAAACAGTCACTAAAATTCAATTGTGGACAACAGAAAACGTCTTTTATTTTGTGAGCGTTGACGGTAAAGCTATGCTTGACACATCTGTACAAATCAACCCGACCAAGCACCAATTGAGAAAAAAAGGTGAGGTTATCGAGGGTAAGGGGTACGGTCGTGTTCCATTTATTAGGTTTGATAACAACAAGCGTAAGACAAACGACTTGAAGCGTATCAAAGACCTAATAGATGATTATGATTTAATGGCCTGCGCCTTATCAAATAACCTGATTGATTTTGATAATCCAATTTATGTTGTTAGAGGTTTTGAAGGAGATAACCTCGATACTTTAGTAACTAACCTAAAGAGTCGTAAGACCGTTGGTGTTGGTGAAGAGGGCGGTATTGATGTCAAGACTGTTGATATACCAGTTGAAGCTCGTAAGACTAAACTGGCAATTGATAAAGAGGCTATTTACAAGTTCGGAATGGGCTTTGATAGTTCTCAGGTTGGTGACGGTAACATTACAAACGTCGTTATTAAATCACGATATAGCTTACTTGATCTAAAATGTAACCACACAGAGATTAGGTTACGACAAGTGCTTAAGCAAATGCTAGAGCTAATCATTGAGAATATCAATAGCCTGAACGGTAAGAACTATGATACCTCAGACCTTGAAATTACAATCATTCGTGATGTCATGGCCAACGAAGTTGATAATGCTAACATTGCTAAAATTGAGGCTGACACTAAGCAAGTATTGATTGGTAATATCATGACCGCTGCACCTAGACTTGATGATCAGACTGTTTTAAATCTTTTAGCAGATATTTTGGAAGTAGATGCCGAAGAAGTACAAAAAGCACTTGAAGAACAAGGTTATCAAGGCGATATGAACCAATTGACGGAGGTGTCAGATGTCGGAATTGAACAAGTTCCAGCGGGAAATAGAGGACCTGCTGAAACAGTCGGACAAGATAACGGATCAACGTCTGTTTAATCTCTATGTTGAGGAAATAAAAAGCCTAAGAAAAGCACTGCAAATAGATTTCAATAGCTTTGATGACTTAACATCAACACAGAAGCTTAAATTGAGTCAAATGACAGCCCTTTTAGACCAATTAGATATATCAGCCGAACGCCTTAGAAAGTCTCTTGGAGGGGCCATAAACGGTCATTTAATGAATACTGGAAAACTTGCTTATAACGAGTTGTTTTATGAACTTGAAAGTAAGCACGGCGGTATTAGTTTCGCCTTACTTCGTGAAGAAGAGTTAAAGACCATCATAGAAACGCCAGTTGCTAATTTTAAACTTTCTGAGCGTATTAATGATGGTGTTGTTCCCGACCTTAAACGAAATATTAAGAACGAGCTAACAAGGCTTTTTTTAATAGGTTTATCCTACCCCAAAGTTTCAGCTAGACTTGCCGAGCTTGGATATAGTTCTTATCGACGTGCATTGAATATTACTAGGACAGAAGCAGGACGAGTACAAGCAGTTGCAAGACAAAAGTCTCAACTTGAAGCCGAAAAATTAGGAATTGAGTTTGAAAAACAATGGGTAGCAACTCTTGATAAACGTACCAGACATAACCATCAAGAATTAGATGGCCAACGAGTTAAACCAAGCGGATATTTTGAAATAAATGGCCATAAAGCTCTTCAACCTCACATGTTTGGTATCGCCTCTGAAGATATTGCTTGTCGATGTAGAACAATATCAAGACTCAAAGGAGATGATACAATACTACTCCGCAGAGATAATATGACTAAGAAAGTTGTTGAATATAAAAACTATCGTGAATGGGAAGCAAATCATATTGCCTCTGAACAAAAAAAGATGTCTGTACGTTTTAACTCAGCTGTTGATAGTGGTATAATTAAAGTAGAAATGAATGAGCAAAAACAATTAGCTCATATTATCGGAAGTAAGGAACATTCAAAGCGTATAGCTAATAACAAGAAGAAAGGTATCAAACATGATCCTAGTTATTTGACTATATCTACCAATGAAGCTGCTGACCTAATCAAAATGTATTCTGGTAAAGGTAAGTTTCCTTACAATAAAGATATTGGCTTTGTGCCAAAAAAAGAAATTATTACTCATAATAAAGTTGTAGGAGTCTACATTGATCAAAGAACGGGCTTTAAGACTGAAACTAATAAATTCAGGATACATTATAGTAAAACAGGAGCGCATATTGTTCCAACGTTTGGAGGAGAAAAATGAAACTTTGGGAATATTTAAATAAAAAAGTATGTTTAACTCTTACTAATGGAGAGACAATAAAGGGTCAAGTGGTTGATTTCTGCGATGAATTTGATAATGATGAAGGGCAAGATTCAATTATTGTAGTTTCAGATGGTATTATGCTTGAATACTTTGAAAATAAAATTCAGAGCATTGAAGAAGCTTAGGAGGAAATTATTTTGAAACTAATAAAATCAATAGGTACACTTATTGTGTGCCTTTTTAAGTACCTAAAATTTAAAGTTTTCCAAAAAATAAAAGGGGGAATTAAAATGTGAATAAACGACAAAAAAAGAAAAAAGATATTGAAAAATCAATAGCTGAAATCAATCGAAGTCTTAAAATTATCAACCAAGAAATTCTTGATATTGAAATAGTTGAGTCTAGGAATTGCCTGGCGACAAATAAAGAGTTTTCCAGCATTAAAAAGGCTATCGTTGACCAGCAAGAACTAACCTATGCACTTTCTGAAGCTCTAGCAGAGTTGCAAGATTATGTTTTGAATGATTTAACCAATAAAAGGCCATTTTGGCAATTTTGGAAATAATATAGAAAGGAGATTACACCTTGAAACCGTCCGAAAACTGAAAGGAGCGTGATCCCATATCTTGACTGGCAGGAATAGACTGCTTTAAACCGTGTCGAATTCGAGGCGGTTTTTTTAATGCACAAAATCGCCCGTCACGGCGTTAAACTGTCGCCATATATAAAAATCTCGTGCTCGTCACACGTTAACTAGACGTAGGAGGCAATATATGAAACGTGAATTTTTAGCAGGACTTGAATTATCTGAAGAAGTGATTGACAAAATCATGGCTGAACATGGCAAAACAGTTCAAGGCGTCCAGACCAAGCTTGATGAGTCTGAAAGCAAACTGGAACAAGCTAACAGTACGCTAGACACCTTGAAGAAAAATAACAAAGATAATGAAGAATTGCAAAATGAATTAAAAACTTATAAAGATAAGGTCGTTGAGCTAGAGGCCCAGGCGGTAGAAACTGCTAGGAAGCAAGTTATTAAAGACGCTCTTGGCAATGCTAAGGCGCTAGATGTTGACTATCTTATGTATAAGTTAGGCGAAGTTGAAACAGATAAAGACGGTAACATTGTTGACCTTGATAATAAAATCAAAGATTTACAATCAAACTATCCTAAATTCTTTGAAACTGCGCCAGAAAAAACCGAAAACCCTGACGGTTACCAAGCATTAGGCGGGGCAGACTTACCTAAACAAGGTGCCGTCCATGAAAAAACTATTGTTGACGCTCTTAAGGATCCAAACGTGAACCTTACTGACTTACTAACTAAGAAATAGGAGAATAATTAAATGGCTAACGATATTACAAAAGTATTAGACGTAATCACACCCGAAGTTTTTAACCAATATATGGAGCAATATACTGCTCAAAAATCTGCAATTATTAGCTCTGGCGTTGCAGTGCCAGACGCTCGTGTATCTGCTATGATTTCTGCCGGTGGAAAACTTGTCCACATGCCTTTCTGGAATGATTTGAACGGAGAAGATGAGGTTCTATCTGACTCTGCTGAACTTGGTACTGGCAAAATCACTGCTGGTCAAGATATTGCGGTTGTTATGTACCGTGGACGTGGTTGGTCTGCAAATGAATTAGCAGCAGTATTTGCTGGTTCTGATCCAGTAAAATCAATCTTGGCTAAAATGAACGATTACTGGGTTCGCCAAGAACAAAAGGTATTGCTTGCGGTACTTAAAGGTCTATTTAGCTCTGGTGGTGCTCTTGCAACTACTCACTTACTAGACGCAAGCACTAAAAATATCACTGCTGCAACTGTTTTAGACGCAAAACAATTGCTTGGAGACGCTTCAGACAAATTACAAATGATTGTAATGCACTCTGCGGTATATACTAAGCTACAAAAAGATAACCTTATCCAATATATCCAACCAACTGACGCAACTGTACAAATTCCAACTTACCTTGGTTACCGTGTAGTTGTTGACGATAGCAATGCACCAGAAGGCAATGTTTACACTACTTACTTGCTTGCTTCTGGAGCATTCGGACGCAATACCGGAGAACCTGCTGATTTAACAACATTTGAAACTTCTCGTAAGGCTGCCGCGGGCGTTGATGAAATCTTCACACGTCGTGCTTTCGTTTACCACCCATACGGTGTTAAATTCACTTCAAAATCCGTTGCTGGTCTTACACCTTCAAATGCTGAATTGGCAAACGCTACTAACTGGGAGAAAGTTTACGACGATAAGAACATTGGTATCGTAGCAATCAAGCACTTGGTTGATACTGCGACCGTTTAATATAGGAGTCCAAAATGAAAGAACTATATTTAGTTATTGAACCGTTTATCGACGGTTTAGATGAAAATGTTGAATATCCAGTAAATGCTATCTATCCTCGTGAAGGTCATGTGCCTTCCGAGGAACGCATTCATCAATTAACGACGTTTAACAATGCTATTGGCCGTCCGCTTATCAGTAAGCTTATTAAAGTACCTAAAAAAGGTGTTGCTGATGAAGCGAAAACGCCTGCGGTTGATGAAATCGACCAAGAGCGACCACTAGAAGATTTAAACATTGCAGAATTAAAAGCTATTCTTGACGAACGTGGTCAAGATTATGCTAAAACGGCAAAAAAAGAAATCTTAATTGAATTAGTTAAAGCAGGGGAGTAGTCATAAGCTACTCTCCTTTATTTTTGGAGGTAGACAATGATTATTTCACTTGAAGAAGCTAAAAAAATAGATCCAAATGTTACAGAGGAAGCACTAATTGGCCTTGAAACAATGGTTAGGAACATTACTAACAATAATTTTCAGGTAATGAACTTTAGAATTAGTAATCTTGATTTATCTGGCAGTATAATAAAGGCTAGCGTTGGCCGTATTGACATTTTTAAACCAGGAGAAACAATAGAAATAAATGGCAGTCAGTATAATGACGGTCTATATTCAATTGTGAGCGTCTCTGGCAATGGTATTGAAGTTGGTGGCACATTTATACCAGAAATCAATTCTAACGCCATAGCAACAAAAGTGAGCTATCCTGCTGACGTTGTAGAAGGGATTAAGAAGCTTATTTCTTACGACCTAAAAATGGCCGGTAAAATCGGTGTAAAATCTGAAAGCATTAGTCGTTGGTCTGTTACTTACTATGATGTTACTAGCTCCGAGAGCGTAGAAGGCTATCCTGCGACGCTTTTAGGATTTTTGAAGAAATATAAAAAGTTGAGGTGGTCATAGTGGATCAAATTTTTGAAATCTTAAAATACGATAAGACAACCGTTAAAAACGACCTTGGCCAATATGTCGCTTCATATATTCCTAATGGCAGCTTTAAAGGGTGGCTTGATATGCTCGGTGGAAATGAAACCATTGATCAAAAAGCAATCACGGCTAATAGTACCCATGTTATTGTTAGCCCGGATATAAATGCTCAAGTAACTATTGCTGATCATGTTACCTATAATGGCCAAGTTTATGAGGTTACCTTTGTTGATAACCCAGTAAACATCAACCACCATTTAGAGATTTACTTGAAGAAGGTGGTCTAAATGGAATTTGTGGATAAGTCTGCAATGGCTAAGAAAGTCATTGAAAAGCAAGCGATTAAAGCATTACTCCAAATTTGTCAGTTAGTCGAGGGTCAAGCAGTATTGCTTACCCCCGTAAATACTGGCGGTTTAAGAGATAGTATTGGTTACAAGGTAAATGAAGCAGATTTAGTTGCTTATATTGGAACCAATTGTGAATATGCTATATGGGTTGAGTTTGGTACCGGGGAATTTGCTGAAAAAGGCAACGGGCGCAAAGGTGGCTGGGTTTATCAGGATCCAAGCGGAGAATGGTTCTTCACTTGGGGAATGGAGCCTCAGCCATATCTAAGGCCGGCCTTTAGACGTAATAAGAAACAGATACAGGCTATTATTGCTGAATGTTTACGGTTGATAGGTGGGTAATATGAAAGAAGTAATAAAAGCTATTTTAGAAAAGCTTCAATCGGTAGTGCCTGAAAGCTATTATATGTCTAATAACAGTCCGTCTGTTACTTACCCATATCTTGTTTTTAGCCTAGATACTGAAAGCATATCTTGGGAGACCGATGGGTCATATTTAGATATTGAAATCTATAACAATAAAGGTACTAATCATGAGGAAATCGAAACGACTGTTGACGCTATAAAGTTAGCTTTAAAACACTATACAGTCATGTTAGACTCATGCTTTTTACGAGTAAGGTTTGAAGGTGCTGGCAATACTTTGCCAGACTCTGATAGCTTACAACGTAGGAGCATGCGTTTTTATTTAAAAATAGATTGGAGAAATTAATATGGAACTTACACCAGTAAAAGGTACTGGCTACACAAAAGACACGCCAAAAAGTTATATTATCAATGCTGGGGCAGTTTACAAGAATTTGACTTGGGACAAAGCAACTAATACTTGGCAGGGCGAACGTTTGGGAGCAACTGCTGACGGTAACAAGCTAACTATCGAGCAAAACTACCGAACAATTGAAATTGACGGTGTATTTACAAACGCCGTTGGGCAAAAGGTTCTTGAAAGCCAGTATGCTAAGCTAGAAACCAATGTTAAAGAATTGACTTACGAGAACATTCGCTTAGCAATCAACGGCGTTGTTACTTCTGGAGACGGGGAAACAGCTCCTGCTAACTATAAAGTCGTAACTGCTAAAGGTAAGGTTGAATTAACTGACTATATCAAAAACCTTGGTATTGTTGGCACATTATCTGGTACTAACCAAAAGATTATCATTATTCTTGATAATGCTTTATGTACTTCTGGTTTAGAAACAGAGTTCAAAGATAATGAAGAAGCGGTTGTTGCAATGACTTTTGAGGCTCATGCTGATCAAGAACAAGTTGAAGACCTAACACTTCCTTGTCGCATTTATTATCCTGACGGAGAGGCTGGTACTGTTTAATGGAAATGAGAGAACTTAGAGGAGACGATATCTTTGTGATGTTGTCTATCCTTGGCAAACTAGATGTTCAAGATGATGTCATGGATTTAATTGATAAACAGTTTGAGACTGGAAAAGCAATTAGTCTAAATGACCGTAAAACTAAGAAGCTAACAAAAGCTGAACAAGCAGAGCAAGAAGCCATGATTGAAAAACGTGGTGCTAAAATGATTGGTGGAATTGCATTTACGGTTATCAAAAACATTGGTAAAGCTAAAGACGATATTAACGCCTTTTTAGCAGATTTAACCGGCGAAGATGTTTCAAAACTATCTATGCCAGAATATATGAAATTAATCACTGACTTCTTCAAGAAAGAAGAACTGAAAGATTTTTTCAAATCTATGTCCTCACTCTTAAATTAGAGGTCCACCAGCTTAAAGACATACTTTTTAGAAGATACGCTAGTCCACTAGAACTTTTGAGGTCAATGACCATGAAAGAGACAGTGGACTTTTTAATTTATCTAATCGACGCAAAAACCCGTGAGGAATTACGTGAAATATGGCTGGCTAAAGACTTTGAAATTAATCTTAAAGAATTTATTGATAAGTACATGCCTAAAACAAGAGGTAAGAGTATCACGCAGAGCGTAGATAAAGATAAAGAAGCAATTGAACTAGCTGAAAGTATATTAAGTATGCCTATTAAAGAGATAGGGGGTGGAGACAATAGAAATATTTAAACTATTTGGTTCTATCGGGATCAAAAACCAAGAAGCCAACAAGGCTATTGATGAAACAACTGGCAAGGCACAAGGCGCTTCTGGTAAAATTGGTGCTATATTTGGCAAGTTAGCCGGCGTTCTTGGCACATTATTTGCCGGAAAGGTTCTATTTGACTTCGGGCGGTCGGTAGTCCAGGCGTCAGCAAATGCCAAGGCCATTGAGTCCCAGTTCGTCCAAGTTTTTGGATCTATTGAAAAAGAAGCTAGGAGTAAATTAGACCAGGTTGCCAAACAAGCCGGAGCCTTGCCTAATCGTATTAAGCCAGCATTTAATCAGATAGCCTCATTTGCTAAGGTGACTGGTATGGGGGCCAAAGAGTCTTTAGATTTCACGGCTCGTGCCACTACTGCGGCAGCAGATAGTGCGGCGTTTTATGATAAATCACTAGAAGAAACAACTGACACCCTAAAATCTTACCTAAAAGGTAATTTTGAAGTTGCTGACAATCTAGGTATTTTATCAACAGAAACCACACGTAATGAAGCTGCTACTAGAATGTTTGGCAAAGCCTATAAAGATCTAGAAGGCCAGCAACAACAACAAGTGTTGCTTAAAATGTACGAAGACGCCAATAAGGTTTCTGGTGCAATGGGGCAGGCTGCCCGTGAGTCTGACGGCTTTGAAAACGTCATGGGCAATCTAAAGCAAGCTTGGGAAGATTTTAAAGTTAGCATTGGCGGGGCTGTATTAAAACCAGTAGTGGTTAGTTTACAAACTGCGGTTAGCTGGATTAAAGCAACACAAGAATGGCTTGGCAAATTAAAAACAGAGCTTAAAGAAAACGGAGCCCTTCAGTCATTTAAAGAAGGCTTTGCACGTTTTGGAGATATGTTAGGCGCATTTGGTGAAATGATCTCTAATATCTGGACTGCTCTAAGCGGTGGACAAGAGGCTAAATTAACAATTGAAGATGTTGGTGGTGCCATTAAAACAATTGCTGACGCTTTCCAAACCGCAATGGATATCGGCGCAGACTTTTTTGAATGGTTAAACCAGTCTAGACCAGAAGCTGATGCATTTAAATCTATTATTGTTGGAATAGGACTAGCATTTGCTGGCTGGAGCTTGTCAACTTTATTTATGAGTTTACCAGGCATGCTAACTGCCGCTGGAACTGCATTTATGGCATTTTCAGCAACTGCCACAACTGCAATAACTTCTATACCTATCATTGGTTGGATAGCTGCTATTATTGCTGCCTTGATATGGTTCTTCTCGCAAACTAAAACTGGACGAGAGATGTGGTCTAACTTCATGTCTTGGCTTGGAAAAGCTTGGGAAAATACTAAAACAACGGTTTGGAATATACTATTATCTCTTGCCAAAATTACTATTGATACCTGGAACAACATTAAAAACACTGTATCAAACGTCGTAAATGGTATTAAAACTACTCTATCAAATACCTGGAATAGTATTAAATCGACTGCATCAAGTGTCTGGAACTCTGTTGCTTCAACTATTTCTGGTGCGATTGATAAGGCTAAGAATGCTGTTCAAAGTGGTATCAATAAGATGAAATCAATGTTTAATTTCAAGTGGAGTCTACCACATATCTCTCTACCTCATTTTTCAGTAAGTGGAGGAGAAGCGCCTTGGGGCTTTATGGGCAAAGGTTCACTGCCTTCTGTTGGCGTTGATTGGTATGCCAAGGGTGGTATTATGACCGCTCCGACGCTATTTGGAATGAATGGCGATCGTGCTATGGTAGGTGGAGAAGCAGGACCGGAAGCTGTTCTTCCACTTAATAGGAAGACGCTAGGTCAAATTGGTCAAGGAATTCATGAAGCAACATCTAGCGAAGATAGTGTTGTTGTATCGCTTCTATCTCAAATGGTGGAATTACTAGACGAGTTGCTAGATAAAGATATTGACGTCTTACTTGATAGTGACTCTGTTGTTGCTAAAACTTGGAAGAAAACACAAGAAAAAATTGAATTTTCTAATAAACGAAACAAAAGATTGAGAGGCGAGGTTTAATGGTTAAAGTATTCAAAAAAATGACTGCGGACGGCATTGACCTAAGCCCTTATTTCCAAATTAAGAAAATTCATAGGCCAGCAACCGCAGATATTACAAATACGGTTAAACAGTATGGTAAGCGTGGAGCACAATTAATCGAGAAAAAATATGGTTCTAAGTTGATTAAGGTTGATATTTTTATTAAAGAAGATATTTTAGCCACAATTGATATTTTGAACTCTATTTTTATCCGAGAAGAATTTGAAATTATCTTTTCGGATAGGCCCGACAAATACTTTGTTGTTACTCTGGTAGACATATCTGATCCTTCAAGCGAAGTTAGAAATGCTGATTTAACACTTTCGTTCCTAGCATTAGACGGTCAGGAACATTCAACCACATATAAAGAAGCCACTGACTTTACTGAATATGATGATAAGATAGTCTTTCATCTTCAAAATAACGGTAATAAAGAGGCTTTTCCTATCATTACGCTTAACCATACTGAAGAAAACGGATATGTTGGTCTAGTTAACCGTCTATCCGTTTTTCAATTGGGAGATGAGGAAGAAGTAGATACTGAACCACGTCAACACTCCGTTGTTACCTACAATTTCAAGGAAAGCGCTCCGCAAAATATTAACCAGGCTTTGGCAATTGCTACACCTAACGCAGGCCGTTTTAATGACGCAATGCAGACGCTTGACGGGACATTGTCCGTTAAAAAATTGTGGAATAGGTCTCACATATATTTATCAAGCTACCCAGCAACAACCGGAACCAATCACGCAGGTTCTATCACTTTTGATATTCCTGACGGTGGTTCACTAAATGATTATATATGGTGGCGTCAAATTTTTTGGTGCTTAAACATCAATCAACTTGGTTTTATAAAAATCTCCGTTTCTGACGCAAATGGAGATTTTTTATATGGGGTCGAAACTATTAAACGTAAAAAGGGCCTTGAAACTGAATACAATTTCATGGTAACTGACGGTAACGGCGGGTATAAAAACACTCCGCTCCGCTGGAAATTTAAAGCTACTGAATATAACAATCATAACCCTTTTAATGCACCTCGTGGTTGGTCTGATTTAACGAGGTCTGATGATCAAGTATCAGTTCACTGGTTTGGTTCGCAATATAAGAGGACTTTCCCGGAATTAAAAGGGCGTATTGGTACTAAAATTCATATTGGTATTGGGGCGTTTGATAAACGTCCGTTTATGTCTTATGCCTTGCTCAATGAATTTATGTACCGCAAAGATAAGGTTACTTATGACTTTGATATTCCAAATGCTTTTGCCCAAGGAAGCGAAGTTGTTATTGATAGTGAGCGTGACATTGTAACTGTTGATAACGTTAAAAATCTAAATATCGTTGCAGACGGGTTTGATAGCTTCCCAGTTATTCCAGTTGGTCCGTCAGATTTTGAGGTCCATTTTTCATCATGGAATACAAAAAAACCTATTGTTAAATTGACTTACGAGGAGAGGTGGTAATTGAATGCTTTTAACTATTCATAATTCAAAAATGCAGAAAATCGCATTTTTAGATAACACAAAGGAAAAAACACTCAATTATTACAATGACCTCTGGGTTGAAGATTTAACGACGGTAACTAATACGTTTGACTTCACAATCGAGAAAAAAGAATTAGATGACGACATGCTCCATAGAAAAGCCTATCAGGAACTTTCTCTGCGGTCTTTCGTCTCTTTTACTTTTTTAGGACGTAAAATGCTATTTAACGTCATGGACGTTGAAGAAGATGAAGATGAAATTCACGTTTTTTGTGAGGATTTAAACCTTGAATTGCTAAATGAAAAAACAGGCCCATACAAAGCGACAACGAAAATGTCCTTTGAAGATTACTGTGAAACATTTACAATTCTTAATTTTGGTGCTATCACTATTGGTCACAATGAAGTTGCTGATTTTGAAAGAACCTTAGAGTGGACTGGTACTGATACAAAATTAAAACGTCTTATTTCCATTGCCAATCAATTTGACGCAGAGATTGAGTTTAGAACATATCTGAACAAAGACTCTACTCTAAAATCTCTAATTATGAATGTTTACCGAAAAAATGACGGTAAAAATAACCAGGGTGTCGGTAAACGTCGTGATGATGTTATTTTGCAATATGGAGATAATGTCGATACAGTCAAAAAGAAAACTTCTAAACAAAATATTAAGACTGTATTCTTCCCAACTGGTAAAAAGACCGTTGACGTAACGACAACTAAGCCCAACCCTAAATACGTTGCCCCTAAAACAAGAGCCGTTACCTATTCTGGTGGCGGTCTTTCTTATGCTGGTCGGTCGATTTCTAAGGCTAATGTTCAAGCGCTTTTAACACACTGTACTAATTACAAATTGTTACCTTCTGGTGTTTTAACCCAACTATTTGTTGAGTCATACTGGGGTAAATCAACAGTTGGCCAAGTTGACAACAACTGGGGAGGAATGACATGGACTGGTCAAACAACTAGACCAAGTGGTGTCCAAGTAACCAGAGGTATGGCTCGTCCGGCTGCAGAAGGTGGTTATTATAATCATTATGCTAGTGTGGCCGATTATTTTAAGGATTATACATATCTGCTAGCAGAACAAGGTCTTTATAAAGTAAAAGGTGCTAATAATTTAGATACCTTCACAAAAGGGCTTTTTAGAGTAGGTGGGGCATTATATGATTATGCTGCTATTGGCTATTCTAAATATCTTTACTCAATGAAAGACGTTCGCTATAACGTCAACCGGCTTAATAATAAGGCCATGGACACCCTAGATGATTTATTCAGGGGTAAAGGCACCGTCGGTCCTGCTCCAGTTGTCAATGTTGCACAACAAACCAAAGACGCTTTGAATGCCTTAACTGGGCTGAAAGGTCGTCTTGTTGGTTCTGGCCAATGTTATGCAATTCCAGCTTGGTTCTCGTATCGTTTAGGTGGAGCTGGTCTAAATGGCGGGCTTGGTCCTATTCGTGGTCTAATTCGTGGCGGTATGGCAGCAGCATATATTGGAACTGATTATAACTGGGGCCAATACGGCTGGAAAGCATTCACGCCAAAAAGCACGGCAGATTTCCATGCTGGTGTTATTGTCAACGTCAAGCCGTTTGCAGGCGGTCCGGTATATACTGGCGTCTATGGTCATACGGCCGTAGTTAAATCAATTTCTGGCGATACTCTAACGATTTTAGAGCAAAACTTTGCTGGGCACCAATACCTAGAAGAACGGACTTATTCTGCTAGTCAATACTTACGTGTAACGCAAACGGTAGTTTGGCCAAAAGAATTGGTTCAAGGTAAACGTGTAGAGTCAACTGCTACCGTAACCGTTACTAATACGCCAGTAGTTGAAAGCGGTAATGCTGAGCCAAAAACTATAACCGAAACTAGTCAACAAGAAAAAATTGTGACTATTGACCCTAAACTTTACCGTGAGTACAAAAATGATAAAGGCGAGGTTGAATTTTATGTCAAAAATGGCGGAGTATATGCTCCATTAGCAGCAGAACTTTACCCAGCTGTATTGACTGGAGAAGAAACCGACGACCCGTGGCTTCGTGAAAATATTGAAGTAGAAACTGATGATCAGGAAGTATTAATTTCAACTGCTTTAGAAGCCTTGAAAAAGGTATGTTATCCTGAATTATCTTATGATGTCGCAGCCTTTGACGATACTTTAAATGTAGGAGATACTGTAAGAATTGTTGACAATAGGTTCAGCCCGACCCTTACACTCCAAGCTCGTGTGTCAAGACAAGAGCGGTCATTTACTGACAAGAGTAAAAATAAAACCAAATTCGATAACTACAAGGCGCTTGAGAGTAAAATTTCAGATTACTTGTATTCTCGTGAAGAAGAATTGGCAGAGCTGGCCAAACCTTATGATTTAAGGTTGATTACAACCAATGGAGTATTATTTAAAAATAATGTTGGCGAGTCAATTTTGACCGCAGAATTATGGAAAAATAATAAAAAATACGACGCCACTTTCCAATTCAAAAACGTCGACACTCTGCTATCTAGTGGGTTATCTTATACGGTTGTTGCTTCCGAAATATCGGATAACTTCGTTGTATCGGTTGAAGCCTATGTTGGCAATGAGTTTATTACAAGCTCTCAAGTGACATTTGCAAATATCAAAGATGGCGTTGACGGCGTTGATGGTCTAGACGGGCCACAAGGATTACCTGGTCCTGCTGGTACTTCTAGCTACACGCACATTGCTTACTCAAATGCTTCTGACGGTTCTGTTGGCTTTAGTATAGATGATGGCCTTAATAAGTCTTACATAGGTATCTATGTTGATAGTGTCCAAGCAGATAGCACCGACCCGAACAAATATACTTGGACCTTAATAAAAGGTGCCAAAGGCGACCAGGGACTTCCCGGCCCGGTTGGTGCTGATGGTAAGACGCCTTACTTCCATACGGCCTATGCGACGAGTCCTGACGGTAAGACTGGTTTCTCTGTATCTGATAGTGCTGGCAAATCGTATTTAGGTACTTATACCGATTTTGTGCAAGATGATAGCACGGATCCATTGAAATATTCTTGGTCACTTATCAAAGGAGAACAAGGTCCCCAAGGTCCTAAAGGCGACCCTGGACCGCAAGGCCCAGTTGGTGCCACTGGTTTACAAGGCCCTAAAGGTGACCAAGGTATCCAAGGTCCTGTGGGTGCTGATGGAAAATCAAGCTACACTCATATCGCTTACGCCACCAATTCCACTGGAACTAGTGGTTTTTCTGTGTCTGACAACGTCGGCAAAACCTATATTGGTATGTATGTCGACCAAATTGCGACTGACTCAACCGACCCTAGCAAGTATAAGTGGAACTTGATTAAAGGTGCTGACGGAGCACAAGGTATTCAAGGGCCTAAAGGTGCCGACGGTCTTACGCCATATTGGCATACAGCTTACGCAAATAGTGCAGATGGTAAGACTGGATTTAGTGTTACTGATAGCGTAGGTAAGCAATATATTGGTCAGTACACGGATTATACTGCGACTGATAGCACAGACCCGACTAAGTATAAATGGGTTAATATGGTTGGTTCGATTGCATTAGGTAATCGAAATTTATTAGCTAGTAAGTATCTTGCTAATAATGTATCGTCTCAAGATTTCACTTTAAAAGCATGGGCGCAAGAGCTTGTTTCAAGCGCGAACTTGCCTAATATCTTGCAATCAGGACAAACTTACACTGTTAGCTTTGACGCTGAAATTGTTGGAAAATCAACCGTTGCTACTATTTACTCACTACAGGTTGGCTTTGCTATCCACTCTCCTACAAACGCACATCCTTTTACAACTCTATTCTTGCAATCAAGTAAAAATAACGCTATCCAAGTGTTGAATGAAAAAGGGCGCTTTGAACTAACGTTTGTTTGCCCAAATTTGGCGACAGATAGCCGTCTACTTGTTTATTCTAATAGATATGTTGATGGGGCAGCTTCTGATTTAGATACGGTTAAATTTACCAATGTAAACTTTATGATTGGGAATATTGCCAGCAAGTCTTGGGTGCGACCAATTGAGGATGTTGATGATGCTTTAAATTCAAAAGCTAATGATGCATTAACTCAGGAGCAACTAAACGCTCTTGCTGAACAAGCCAATATTGCCTAGGCAGAATTGGAAGCTAAAGCTAGCATGGAGCAATTGAATTATCTAATTGCTTCTTATCAGGAATATACTCAGAACAATGACGCTGACAAGGCCAAATCAGAAGCTGATTTAGCTATGTTAACGCAAAGTCTGAATGAGACAGTAACTAACTTAGCTAACATAGCGCAACGCTGGAACTTCTTAGACAACTATTTCAAAGTTGGAGAAGAAGGTCTTATCTTCGCAGATAAAAACGGTACGGCAGCTGCTAAAATGTCCAAAGACAGATTTTCAATCTTCTCTGCTGGTGCAGAGGTCATGTATATTTCGCAAGGTACGCTATATATCCAAAATGGTATCTTCTCAACAAGTGTTCAGATTGGTAAATATCGGGTACAACAATACTATGCAAACCCTGATATTAATATCTGTATCAAAGTAGGCTAGAAAGGAAAAATATGACAGAATATCGTAGTGCGTCAAGCCGTGAGTATTACCTCAAATTATGGCTTGACCAAGTGTCACAAGATAAGATAAAAAATCAATCAACTATTAGAGTAAGAATGTTTATTGTATCTGGCAATTATTCCTTTGCTAGCTACTCTTTGACTTCATCTATCACAATTGCTGGGCAAACCCTAAATGGTACAACAGTAACCTCTATGGGCTTCAATCAGACAATAACTCTGATTGATAAAAACATTATAGTTACTCACGACTCACAAGGGAAACTGACTGCCAACTTTACGGCAGTCTTTAATGGCCAAGGTGGTTATGGCCCTGGAAAGCTAACAATTACAAATAGTTTTAAGTTGACGGATATTCCAAGAGCTAGTACGGCGTCTTTGAGTCCGTCAACTGTTGATTTGGGACAACCCTTTACTATCAATATAACCAAGACTGACGCTAGCTTTACACATACTATTCGTTATAACTGGTATGGCGTTTTAGGCACTATCGTTGATAGGACGTTAGGTACTAGCGCAAGCTTTACTCCGCCTATTGATTTTGCTAGCAATATTCCTAGTGCAACAAAAGGCAATGGTACGATTTATGTTGATACCTATTCAGGTTCAACGTTATTAGGTACTAACTCTTATACTTTTTACGGAAATGTTCCGACAAGTGTTGTCCCAAGTCTTACAGGTTTTACATTAACTGATAACAATCCAGTATCAGGAGCAGTAGTGACCGGTGGGGAAGCGTTTATCCGGATTATGTCAGATATTAAGGTCAATTTTGGCCAAACTGTTGGTGCCTATGGATCAACGATAACCGGTTATTATGCTGAAATTGTAGGCAAAGGGCAGACAACCACTACTAATGGTGGGACTCTTGGCATGATGAATTATACTGGAACAGTTACTATTTCTGCTAAGGTTTTCGATAGTCGCAATCGTGTATCTAATATCATTACACGAGACGTCACGATTTTAGACTATGCGCCACCAGTACTTAGCTTTAAAGCAAATAGGAGTGCAACATTAAACACCACGTTTACTATTGCTAGAAGTGCCAAAATATCGCCTCTAACTGTTGCTGGTTCACAGAAAAATACCATGAAATTAGACTTCTACGTTGCACCTTTCGGATCTAGCACCTATACGTTAGATAATGGTGCTGCAGGCGGTTCTTGGACATCAATATCAGAAATTCCAACTCCGGCAAATTTAAGTGGTTCGTATTCGCCAACGTCGTCGTGGACGGTTAAAGGTGTTTTATCTGATAAGTTTACCTCGGCCGAGTTTATCTTCACGGTAGGAACCGAAGCCGTTGTTTTCGCTTATGATCAGAGCGGTTTTGGTATTTTGAAAATCAGAGAGCAAGGTGCCCTTGACGTAGGCGGAGACATTTTTGCTAATGGAAAGCAAATCCAACAATTGCAATTAAGCTTAAAAGACGGAACTCAAATAACCGCTACTGGCGATCTAAACAATTATAAGACTACCGGTTTTTATATGGGCAATAATACAAACTTGACCAATCTGCCACCGGCAGTTTCTGGGTCACATCCCTGGTACCATATCATAGTCCAACGACACAATGATCAATATGTGTTGCAACAAGCCGTTGACTTTAACGGAGTTATAACTGCTTATCGTGTTTGTTATTCCGGAACATGGAAAGGTTGGCAGTATTTAACGCAAAGTACGCACCCTAATTTAGTAAACACTGGTTGGGTAAATATAGGTAATGGTTTCCAGTACAAGCGCGTCGGAGATTTAGTTTCACTCTATTATGATTTCACAATATCAAATGGCACTACTAGCTTAACCGTTGGGACAATACCAACTGCATTGACGCCAAGAAGACAGATGTTCAGAATTGCTTCGTGGGATAATAGCGTGAATAACTACTCAATTCATATCCAGGTTGATGTCAACGGTAATGTGCAATGGTTAAACCCAAGTGCATTTAATAAATCTTATGCCGGCTCTGTTAGCTGGTTAATCTAAAAGGAGAAGTTATATGGCAGTAAATTTACCGTTCGAATATGTTCGGAAGTCTTTAAACTACGACGCCAGCGGTTCGCCGTCAGAGCTAGTAGTCTATCTAAATGTTAACGGCCAAGAAACGCCGTTTTTCTTATCGGCCGAACATGAGAAGAAATCAAATACTGAATTATTTGATTTAGTCATGGAGTCAATCTATCAAGTCAATTTTCCAATGCGAGCTGAAAACGAAAAATTCAACTTGCTAGGGAGCAAAATTGCAGAGGTTGACCAAGCTATTGAAGTATCAAAAAAAGCTACAGAAGAATTAATAGCTCAAACTGAGAAAATAAAACAAGAGTTGCAAACTAAAATTGATAATGCAGTTGTAGAGCTTACGACTCTAATTACATCTAGCTTGTCAGGTATGGGCTAATGGAAAATATTTTAAACACAATCACTACACTATTTTATATGTTAAAAAAAGGAGAATTTACTATGGTTTTTACAACAAAACATTATATCGTTGACGTTTGGTATCGTCGTGTTGCTAACGGAATTTGCGATTTCGAAGATGTTCCGAAATTATTTAATCTTCGTGAAGTGGTCAAAGAGTTACTAGATCAAAAAGTAACTGACCAGCCTATTTCAGAATAATGAGGTATTCTATGCAAACGATTATTGATAATTTTGCAGATTTGGCCAGCGTTGTCGCATCAATTACGGTCATTTTTGGTTTTTTAATAGCTATTTACAAGTTTTTGGTTGTCGAACCTGATAATCGTATGGCTCAAAAAATAAATGATCAAAACAATAAAGCTCTGAGAGAAACAGTAGAACCTTTAACAGAACAAATAAAATTACTTAATATGACTCTTGATATCACTAAGCAACAGTCTGACGAGGTAAAAAAAGAGGTTATCGATCATGACAGTCGTCTTGATAATCATGAGACACGCATATCGGTTTTAGAAAACAGAAAGGTAGGATAGTTATGAAAATTAATTGGGGTTTACGCTTACAAAGCAAATATTTTTGGGTCGCTTTAATCTCTCTTATCGTGTTGCTTTCTCAGCAACTTGGCTTTGACATCTTTCCAAAAAATTGGGAAGAAGTGCTTAACACTGTACTCAGCATCCTGATTTTGTTAGGTGTCATCAATGACCCGACAACTGCTGGAATAAATGATAGTGAACAAGCCATGGACTATCTAAGACCGAAAGGAAAATAACTATGACAATTAATATTGAACAAGCTATTGCATGGATGGCTGCAAGGCAAGGTAAGGTTACTTACTCAATGGACTATCGAAATGGTCCGTCATCTTATGACTGCTCAAGCTCAATTTATTACGCTTTACGTTCGGCTGGTGCCTCTGATAACAGTTGGGCAGTAAATACAGAGTATGAACATGACTGGTTGGTTAAAAATGGCTATCAATTGGTTGCTGAGAATGAGTTGCTTTATCCGCAACGAGGTGACATTGGAATTTGGGGCAAGCGTGGTTACTCAGCGGGCGCTGGTGGTCATACTTTTATGTTCTTAGATGACAGCAACATCATTCATTGTAACTATGGCTACAATGGCATTACTGTTAATGATTACAATGAGATCTGGTATGCTAACGGGCAACCTTACGAGTATCTATATAGATACACAGGTTCAGAATCAGCACCAGTAAATCAACAAGCGGTCATCTCACAATTTGAGAAAGAGCTTGATGTTAACACTCCACTCAGCAATTCTCAGATGCCTTACTATGAGGCAACGATTTCCGAGGATTATTATGTTGAGTCCAAACCTGATGCAAATTCCGAAGACAAAGAGTTGCTTGTTGCAGGCACCAGAGTCAGAGTATACGAAAAAATCAATGGCTGGGCACGCATCAATGCGCCTCAATCAAATCAATGGGTAGAAGATAGCTATCTAATCGATGCAACAGATATGTAAAAAAAATCACCGCTCAGATTAATTTCTGGGCGGTTTTTTTGTATTTTTAAAGTCTATTTTCTATTAATTGTTTTAATTCTATTAAGTCTTCTTTTGTAGCGTTCTTGTTAATAAAACTTCTAGCAGTTGATCGTTTTGATAAATAAGTTCGATGTTCTCTATTTTTTTCTGCCCATTTTTTATCATCTTTTTGCTGACTTGATAGATTATCTGTTACCATTTAACTTCTTAACTTCCTCACAATCTATTTAATATTTTGAATTTCTTCTGCGTATTCTGTTAACTTGCTAGCGACTTTTACAGTTAAGTTTTCAATTTTTCTTTTACCAGAAATCAATCCTGACAATGTCACTTGAGCAACTCCAGTATCTTTAGAAATCTTGTACTGTGTTTCATTCTCTAATAACCATTTTATTTTGTCTGTGTCTACTTTCATCCTTACCCCCAATTTATTTATCTTTACTAACAAGGTAATATGCAATCAAGCATATCAGGAAAATAACTAAATATTTCATAATTTTATTTGATATGATATAATATCAATAAGAGATAGGGGCTTTCGCCCCACCCTTACCATGAACCTCTACTTGAACTTCCTTGGACGGCGTTTTTGTTTAGGTTCTTTTTTTATTGCTGATATTAAACTTGCAATTCCTACTAGAAGTGTTCCTAGCGAAGTTAGTACATCAGCTATGTCTGATATTTTCATATCTTCCTCCTTTCTATATATTAATTATATAACATATGTTATATACTGTCAACACTTTTTATCAACTTTTTTTAAATATTTTTGTGCTATACTTAAACCATGAAAACTAAACAAGAACCCACATTTGATTTCTTCGGTCGCAGTTATATAAATTTCGAAAAAGACTTTAACGAATACTCAGCATTGCAAGTACCACTGACTTATTTAACAGATGACATCATGCTGACCATGCAAGCGACAAACGATCATTTCTTTATTCTAAATAAAGAGAATAGCAAGACGAGAAGAAGCATTAAGTTTAATTTTGATGTTAAAGATAATGTATATTACTATACAAATTATGAAGTCCTGTAA